CCAAAAACAAGATAGTTAGGTTTATCGATGCTATTTCTGATAAAAACTACGCTGCCGCGAATAAATATTTACAATCGGCTGTTAACGATAAGCTTGAATCAAGAATAAAACAAGCAGCAGAAAAACCACTCTTTTAAATTATGAATAAAGACCTATTACCAAAAGAACTACGAGATGTCCTCACCGAAGAGAGCGTGAGCGTCATTGAAACGGCTCTTAAAGAGAAAGTCGAGCTTTCTGTTGAAGCAGCCCTTACTAGCCAAGATGAACTCTATGCTGAAAAGCTTGAAGAGCTGGTCACACGAATTGATAGTGACCATACCTCTAAGATGCAGACAGTTGTTGAAGCAGTAGATAAGAATAATGCCAATAAGTTGGTACAAGTTATTAAAAAATATGAAACTGAACTTAACGAAGGTGCATCTGATTTTAAAGAGCAACTAGTTGAGTCTATTTCTAGTTATATTGAAGAGTATATCGACGAAGCAATGCCTGTAGCTGCTATTGAAGAAGCTACTAAAAATAAGACAGCATACTCCGTCCTTACTAATCTTCGCTCAGTACTTGCTGTTGACTCTTCACTTATGAGCGAGTCAGTTAAGGAAGCTATTGTAGATGGTAAATCTCAAATTGATGGGCTCAAGTCTGAGTTTGAAAAGATCAAGCAAGAGAATGAGCATCTTAAAGAAGCATATGATAAGACTAGCGCAAAGCTTGTTCTTGAACAGAAAGTCTCAAGCTACAGTGATAAGAAAGCTAATTATCTTAAGAAAGTTTTAAGTGATAAGTCAGCTAAGTTTATCACAGAGAATTTCGAATACACCGCACGTCTCTTTGACAAGAAAGAAAAAGAGCAAATGGCAGTTATTCGTGAGGAAGCCATTAGTAATCGCACTGTGAAAGCTGATGCTCCTAAAATCGTTGAGGAGAAAGTAAAACCTTCTACACCAGAGAATCCGTATCTTGCGGGTCTGGACAAGATGAAATAATTTTTCACCCTGAACAATGAGACATGAATAGTGTCTGAGTAACTTGGGATTTAGTCCCATGAAAGGTCGAAACAAAACAAAAAAATATATTATTATGAACAAACCACAATCATTTATTGATCAGGACCGTGCTGCTACTCTTTTGGAGAAGTGGGCACCAGTCCTTGACTATACATCTGATAGCGTTAAAGCTATTGAAGATGATCATACCCGCCTTAATACCGCGGTACTCTTGGAGAACCAAGAGAAATGGTGTATCGAAGAGGACAACTCCACTGGTGGTGGAGCTCTTGGTGGATCTGCTCAGGGTGGAGTACAATTCAACCCTAACGTAGCAGGTGGCTCCAGCTCAGCCGATACATATGCCCCGAATGATGCTCGCCTTCCAAAGGTGCTCATCCCGATGATTCGTCGTACATTCCCAGAGCTTATCACTAACGAAATCGTTGGTGTTCAGCCTATGAGTGGACCAGTTGGTCTTGCATTCGCTTTGCGTTATGCTTACCAGAATGAGTTCCTAGGAACTGGAATCGATGGAAAAACCCAAGCTGCTGCAGGCGGACAAGCTGCTAAGACCCCAGGTCTTTCCGGTTCAGTTGGCCTTCCGCAGACCGAACTCGGATATCAGCTCCTTGATACTCGCTTTACTGGTGCCAGCTCTGCTGACCTTACCGGTGACGCTGGATATTGGGCTTTTGCTGATCAAGACAAAGGTGTCGCACAGATCCTTTCTGCTTTCGAGATCACTGGAAACATTCCACAGGTTGAAGTTAAGTTCGAAAAGACTGCTGTTGAAGCTGGTACACGTCGCCTCGGCGCTCGTTGGTCAGTTGAACTTGAGCAGGACCTTAAGAACATGAACGGAATCGACATTGACGCTGAGATCACTAATGCCATGAGCTACGAGATCCAAGCTGAAATCGATCGTGAGATGCTTATGCGCATGATCCAGTCCGCACTTGGTGCTGGATTTGGACCTGGTTTCTCAGTATGGAGCCCTGCTTCTGCTGATGGTCGCTGGCTCGTTGAGCGTAACCGTGACTTCTACCAGCGCTTGATTATCGAAGCTAACCGCATTGCTGTACGTAACCGTCGTGGTGCTGCTAACTTCGTTGTTGCTACTCCACGTGTATGTGCTATCCTTGAGATGCTCCCTGAATTCCAGTGGGTACCAGTACAAGGTGATGTGAATACACAGCCAGTTGGTATTGCCAAGGTTGGATCACTTGGTGGACGTTTCAACGTTTACCGTGATACACGTACTGAAGTTCAGTCTGGTAACTATACACCTACCGTATACGGTGGTGGTACTACTAACGTTGAGTACGCACTTCTTGGATATAAGGGACCTGAGTTCTATGACACAGGTATTATTTATTGCCCATACATCCCAGTTATGGTTCAGCGCACAATCGGACCGAACGACTTCGCACCACGCGTAGGACTTCTTACCCGTTACGGTGTTGTTGACAATATCTTTGGTGCTAACCTTTACTATCAC